CTAAGACAAAAACTTGGCAATAGTGAACGCAATATTCCAGGATGGATTCAAGACCATATTTCTAAAGCAGAAAACTATATTGAGCAAGCAGCTCAGGGATTTCACGAATTGTCAGATAATGAATAAAAAGTTATTATTAGAAAAATATATTAAAGTAGCAGTACGTAAAGCACTTCAAGAAGAAGAAGCTAAACAGAAAAAAGCTACTAGAGCGATGTACCTAGTATATCGCTTCCCTGGTTTGAAAAAAGTAATGGAAGATTTAATGTCTCCATCATTTGCTCGTTTTATTACAAATGTATCTATTATAGCTCCTAAACCAACTACATTTATGGTTGAAATGATTAATGGAGAAGATTTTAATATTAGATACGATGGAAGAAAAAATTACACAGTTAAAGTAGCTGGTAGAAAATATAACATGCAAAATTTAGGTGAACTTGAAAGAGCTCAACAAGCAATTGCAGATGTATTAGAATTAGATTACGCTGTAGATGAAAAAGATGGTGGTGCTGGTGAAGCTAAAAAACCAGACTCAGGAGCAGAAGCATTTAGTGCTGCTATGAGCGCCCCATCAGCTGAAGTACCAGCAGAAACACCAGCTGAAGAACCAGCTCCTGAAGAAGAAACACCACCAGCCGAAGCTTAATATGAACGTTATAGATAAAATATTACTTGAGTGGTCATATCGTTGCCACGATGGAATTGTTGATGTTAACGATTCTTCTAAGTTATCTATATTGCAAGAAATAATTAGCGAATACGAATTAGAAGAAGCTATGTTATCGTTAAATTCAATCAAAAAACGCCCAGAACAATTTGTTAATATCTTTTATAGCGAAGAACCATTTAAATTAGGTTCTAAAGGAGAAGATGATTTTGTTGCTGATTCTGTAGTAATTGGGAATGAAACTTTTAAATCAAACCAACCAGAAGAAAAATCCAATTTAATAGGAGCATTTAGAAACGCTAATAATGCTCGTAATATAAGAATTATAGGACAACTAAATGGTCAAGAAACAGCAATAAATGTAAGTGCAATTTACAAATCAGCTAATTTAGGTGGACAAGCAGCAGGTGGAGCAGGAGTATCTAATGAAAAAGAATTAGTAAATGCTATTAATAATGCTGTAGAAGAAAATGGTGGTCCTATAAATGTTAAATTTATAGATGAAAAAGGTAAAGAAATTTTTATACCTAGTGTTACAAAAGCATCAGGTATGGGAACAACAGGTAGTAAAATAGGTCTTAAAGGAGACGTATCATTAACTACAACTGATGGTGAACAAAATATATCTGTAAAAAAAGATGGTCCATATTGGTGGAGTAGTGAAAGAAAAAATTTCAATGATTTATTAAATAAATTCATTGAAGGTGGACAGAAAGGTGAAATACCTAAACTACAAATAAAACCAAATCCACTCCAACCAAAAGTACTAGATATGGTAGATCCTGAAGATGAAAGAAGATATGGAAGAGTATTTATCCTTAACTACCCAGGTATTGAGGATAATCTAGAAAATATTACATTCGGTCCTGATAAAGCTAAAATAGTACAACGTTCATTTTCATCAACAGACTATAGTCTTGAAAATGGTACTTTAACTATTGAAACAACTAGGAACATGAATGATAAAGACGATTTACAACCTGATGATATGCCTGTCATATCATTAGCACGTCATGAAAATCAAAAATATGGAATTGATTTTAGAACTATTCCATTAAAACAAGCAAAACTAGAACCAACTAGAGGAGGAAAAACATTAGTCTTAGACTATAATAAGACTCCTGCATTGCAATAAGACAGAACGGATTCATTGCCCGTTCGCTCGTAAGAGATAATTATATTGGAGTAGTGGCCCACCCAAAAGGTGTGCCACCTTCTATTTTGAAAAGGCAAAATTTTTTATTATATTTACATGTTTAATTTAATTTATGGAAAAAAGAATTGTAATCATTGGAGCTGGAGTTGCAGGTATTAATGCTGCAACCAAATTAGTAGATAATGGCTATCCTGGTGAATTAATCACCATTATAGACAAAGGAAATGACCCACACAATCGCCTACCAGAGGAAGTAATGACTGGTATGTTAGGTGCTGGTGGTTGGAGTGATGGTAAATTAACTTATCATACTGCAATTGGTGGTCAATTAGCTAAGTATTGCGGTGAAGAAAAAGCAATGGAGCTAATGGATCAAGTTATTTCTAATTTTAGACGTTTCCACCCAAAACCAGAAGAAATATTCATGTCTGATCCTCAGGAAGAACCTGAATTTATTAAACCATATTTTGGTTTGAGAATGTTCCCTGTATGGCATATTGGATCTAATTTCTTACATGAGATTGCTAAAGCATGGTATTCATACCTGCTAGACAAAGGTGTTAAATTTGAATGGAATACAACTGTTATTAATATTGACTTCCAGAAACAAGATATTACAACAGTATGTGAAAATCCTAAATTAGCAGAGTATTATAATTACGATGAATTAATATTCGCAGTAGGTAAATCAGGTATTGATTTTGCTCAACATTTATCAAATCTATATGAATTACCAACTGAACCTAAATCAGTACAAATTGGTGTTCGATTTGAAGCCCCACAAAAATATTTCCAAAAATTAATAGATGTAAGTTATGATTTTAAACTTTACCAAAAATTTGATAATGTTTCTCTTCGCAGTTTTTGTACTAACAATAATGCTGCATATGTTGCTGTCGAAGAAACCTATGGCGACGTAAGTTACAATGGCCACGCTAAAAAAGGAGAAGAATTTAGAAATAATATGACTAACTTTGGTATCCTAATGGAAATTAAAGGTATTGAAGATCCATTTAAGTGGAGTAGAGATGTAGTTAGTAAATTACAGTTTAACGGTAAAGGATTATACTATAGTCCATCTAGAGTAGTAAGTAAAACATCTGAAGGTACAGATGTAACAGCATATCAAATTGAATTTTTAGATGGATTTAAATCAATATTAGGTGAATATGCTGATTACGTTTTAAACTTCATTGATAATATGAATAGTGTATTTGAATTTGGTGATGATTGGGGAATGTACATTCCTGAAGTAAAGTACTTATCACCAGAACCATTAGTTAATTATCATGATTTATCATTAGTTAATTTTACAAATGTACACTTTGTAGGTGATGCACTGTCAGCTCGTGGCATTACAGTATCAGGTGCACAAGGTATTTATGTAGCAGAAAAATTAATTAGAAAAGAAGCACTTATTGAACTAACAAATTCAAACTAAAACAATATGACAAAGAAAATAAAAACTACAGACGGAAGTATAATTCATTATTTAGATGGTAAAATGCATAATTTTGATGGTCCTGCTTATATCCCACAAGGTAATAAGCGTGCTGCTGAATATTATTTATTTGGAGTTAAATATACCAAACTACAATGGGAATCATTTAAAAAAGATGCTAATGGTGTTCCATTCTATAAAACAGCAGTTGGTAAAGCTGCAGGTGCTAGAGTATAAGCAGAGTAAATATTATACATTTACAGTATGAGAGGAAGACCAAAAGAAATACAAATAGAAGATCAACCTCGTAAATTCAGTAGGGTTTACGAGGATGAAAATTCTATTGAAACATGGAAATTTGATTTAGATAAATTTGATAGAGGACCAATTGAGGTAGATATCAAATATAAGGCTGGTGCTGAAAAACGCTTAAAACAACAAGCTAAAGAAGCTAAGCAGGAAAAGAAGACAGCACGTCAAATGAAAAAAATAAACGAAAGAAATAAAAAATGAGAATAGGATTAGCAGGAACAATGAGTGTAGGTAAAACTACATTAGCTAGAGCATTAGGTGAAACTGATCATTTTAAAGATCATGTTGTACAAACTGAACGTAGTAAATATCTTAGCAATTTAGGTATTCCATTGAATACTGATTCAACATTACCAGGTCAGTTTATATTTTTAGCAGAACGTGCTAGTGAATTATTACAACCAAATATCATCACAGATCGTACTATATGGGATGTATGTTCATTTACTTTATCATCAAAATCAATAGGTGATTGGGAAAAACGTGCATTTGTTGAAGCAGCTATGCATCTTCGTAATCATTATGATTTAGTTATTTATGTTTCTCCACGTGGAGTTGCTATGGAAGATAATGGTGTTCGTGAAACTGATATGGGCTATCGTATGAAGATTGATTGGGCTATACAAGAATCATTAAAAGAATTTAAACCTAATAAGTTAATTACGGTGGAAGGTACAACTGAGGAACGCATTGCAACAATTTTACAAAACATTTAATATTTATATGCATAACATTAACGATAAAATGAAAAGATCTGAACTACAAGAAATGATTCGCGCCGCTATTGCTGAAGCAGTAAACGAAGCTGAAATTTCTCCACAAGAGAAAGCAGCTAAAGATGCGGAACTAAACGCAATCAATAAACAAATACAAGCTTTGCAGGCAAAAAAATCTGACTTATCTTCAGGCAGAACCTCAGTAGTATCTGAAAATGATTTAGAAGAAATGGCAAATGTTGCAGTACGATATGAATTAGCTCCAGACGCAGCCGCAGCTGACTTTACAGGCAAAAAATCAAGAATCATTGCTGCTATGCAAGCTACAGAAGAACCAATGTCAAAAATTGATGTAGCTGGTGCATTAGGATATGATAAACAAAATCCAATCAATGCTGATTTTATGTCTCTTGTAGCTGATGGTGTTATTATACCTTCAGGTGCTCAATCAGCTCCACGTTTAAATCGCCCAGCTGGTGAACCTGCTACAGCATCCACTACTGATGATGAATTTGATTTTATTCAAGGTGATATGAGCGATGAAGAAATTGATGCTACCTTTGCTAAAGCAATGGCTGCTGGAGATGAAGAACCAGAAATGGGAGATGTTGAAAGATCAAGTTCATCTGCTGCTACAATGTCAGATGAAGATTATGAAGCGTTTATGAAAGTTTCTGATTTAGAACAACGTTTAGCTGCTACTAAATCTAATATTTTAAAATTAAAGAAATCAAAAGGTGTTGCTGGTGATATTAGTGATAGACCATCAGACGAATTACAACGTTTACGTGATTTAAAAGCATCATTGGAAAAACGTATTGCTGATGCTGTTGCTTCTTCTAAGTATTTACAACAACGTCAAGAAAAGGCTACAGGTAAAAAATATGAGCCTATTGACATTGAAGATGTAGAAACAGAACCACTAGATGAATGGACAAAAGGACAAATGCAATATTACGCAGGTATAAAAAAATAAAAATATGAAAAAATATATATTACCAATTATTTTAGTTTTAATTTTGTTATGGTTAGCATTTGATAAAGTATCAAATGTTGGATTAACAGAAGAATTTAAAACTAAACAAGACAGTTTAGTACATGCTGTTGATAGCATGAAATTAGAAATAGCAAAAGACGATGCTGCTATTGATTCATTAAATCAAGTAGAAGATGAATTAAAAGATAAATTAGCACATCAAAAAGTTAAAGTTAAAACTATTGTTGAATATATTGAAGTAGAAAAAAACAATATCGATGCATTTTCTAATCCTGAATTAGTAAGCTCATTTAACAATCGCTACCCAGCAGATACAATAACTAACCCGTTATTAGTAGCACAACCAGTATTAGTTAGTGCTGCTAAGGATTTAGTAGAATTGGATGGTGCTAAACAAATTATTATAGTAAAAGATTCATCTATTGCTACTTTAGAATCTCAAGTATCATTAAAAGATACAGTAATATCTAAGTATGTTTCTAAAGAAAAATCATTTAGAAATATAATGATGAACCAAGAAACACAAATTAAAGATTGGAAATTTCAGTACAATATGTTGCAACTAGAAAATACTAAATTAAAAGCAAAGAATAAATTTACTAAAATAGGTGCTGGCTTAATTGCTGGTGGTTTAGTATATTTGATGTTAGCTAAATAATATCCCCACGCCCCCATACATTAGGTCTAACCGCAAGGTTAGGCCTTTTCTTATATATTTATATACATGAGTCAAGCAAATATAAAAGAAATAATTAAACAGGAGTACATTAAATGTGCAACAGATCCTGTACATTTCTTTAGAAAATATTGTTATATTACACATCCTATAAAAGGTAGAGTATTATTTCACCTGTATCCATTTCAGGAAGACGTTTTAAATGATTTTAGAGCTAATCGATTTAGCATTATTAATAAATCCCGTCAGTTAGGTATCTCTACTCTTGTAGCTGGTTATTCTTTATGGACAATGTTGTTTAATAAAGATAAAACTGTATTGTGTATTGCAACAAAGCAAGAAACAGCTAAAGGAATGGTAGAGAAAGTACAGTTTATGTACAATAATTTACCATCTTGGTTAAAAGGTAGCCAAAAACCAGTATCAGATAATAAACTTTCACTAAAACTAGCTAATAACTCTCAAATTGTTGCTACATCAGCGGCATCAGATGCAGGTAGATCGTACGCAGTTTCGTTACTACTTATAGATGAGGCCGCGTTTATTGAAGGAATTGATAAAATCTATACGAGTATCAAACCTACTATTGCAACGGGTGGAGGAATTATTGCATTATCATCTCCTAACGGTGTTGGTAACTGGTTTCATAAAATGTATACTGAAGCTGAGATTGGAAAGAATGATTTTAAAGCAATTAAATTAAAATGGGATTTACATCCTGATAGAACTGGTGATTGGGAAGTAACAGAACGAGCAAATATGTCTCCAAGAGAATTTGCTCAAGAATATGACTGTGACTTTTTAGGATCTGGTAACTCAGTAATCGAACCTGATTTATTATCTTTTTATGAAGAAACTTATATACAAGAGCCTGTGGAACGCCGCTTTATGGGTGGTGATTTTTGGGTTTGGCAGTATCCTGATTATACTAAGCAGTATTTGGTATGCGCTGACGTTGCTCGTGGGGATGGTTCGGATTACTCAGCGTTTCATGTCATCGATGCTACAACATGTGAACAAGTGGCTGAATATAAATCCCAAGTTGACACCCGTACTTATGGTAATATGTTGGTATCTGTTGCTACTGAGTATAACAATGCTTTACTCGTGGTTGAAAATGCTAATGTGGGATGGGATGTAGTAAATACAATTATAGAAAAAGGATATCCTAAAATGTATTATTCACCTCGTGCTTATGGTGAAATGAATATGGATAGATGGTTAAGTAAAATGGAGTCTGAACAAACAGTTCCTGGCTTTACTACATCAACAAAAACAAGACCACTTGTTATCTCAAAAATGGAGTCGTATATTCGAGAAAAAGCATTTGTGTTTAGATCAAAACGTCTATTAGAAGAATTACGTGTATTCATTTGGCAAAATGGTAAAGCACAATCACAAAATGGATATAATGATGACTTAGTAATGTCATTAGGTATTGGATTGTTTACTCGTGATACAGCAATGCGTTTTTATGAACAAGGAATGGATTTAAATAGAGCAATGGTGTCTAGTATTACTAAAACAGGACCTAGCAATGCTCCGATGCTTCCAAACAATGTTCAAAACCCATATATGATTAACGATGGACGTGGGGGATTCGAAGATATGACATGGGTGCTAGGTTAATAAATATTTATTGGTATAATTAAAACAAAATAATGGCAGATCAAAAACCAGGTTTGTTTACTAGGCTTACACGTCTATTCTCAACCGATGTTATCATCAGAAATGTTGGTGGTAATCAATTAAAAGTTGTAGACGTTGATAATATTCAAGCCTATGGTAATGTAAAAACAAACGCTTTAATAGATAGATTTACTAAACTTCATCGTTACGGGGCTAATATGCCATATAACCCAACGATGAACTACCAAACACTTCGTATTCAGTTATATACTGACTATGAAGCAATGGATACAGAATCAATTATATCTTCAGCATTAGATATCATCGCTGATGAATCTACTTTAAAAAATGAAGCTGGAGAGGTATTACAAATTAGAAGTGCTGACGAAAATATTCAACGCATCCTTTATAATTTATTTTACGATGTTTTAAACATCGAATTTAATTTATGGATGTGGATTAGAAATATGTGTAAATATGGTGACTGGTATTTGCATATGGAAATTGCTGAAAAATTTGGTGTATACAATATAACACCATTATCAGTATATGATATTGTTCGTGAAGAAGGACAAGATCCTGAAAATCCATCTTATGTGTGTTTCCGTATCGATCCAATGGTGATCGCTGCTGGTGGTATTGTATCACGTGTTAAAGATAGAGATGGTAAAATTAAATTTGAAAACTACGAAGTAGCTCACTTTAGGCTATTAACTGATGCTAACTATTTACCTTATGGTAGATCGTACATTGAGCCTGCTCGTAAAACTTATAAGCAGTATGTGTTAATGAAAGATGCAATGTTATTGCATCGTATAACACGTGCCCCAGAAAAACGTGTTTTCACTGTCAATGTTGGTAACATTCCTCCTAATGAGGTAGATGGTTACATGCAGAAGATAATGCAGAAGATGAAAAAAACACCTTATGTTGATCAACAAACAGGTGAATATAATCTACGCTACAACATGATGAACATGATGGAAGATTATTATCTTCCAACTCGTGGTAATGATACTGCAACTAAAATTGATACTATTAAGGGTCTTGAATATAATGCTATTGAAGACGTTGCATTCCTACGCGATGAAATGTTAGCAGCGCTTAAAGTACCTAAAGCATTCTTTGGATTTGAAAAAGATTTACAAGGTAAAGCTACATTAGCTGCTGAAGATATTCGCTTTGCTCGTACAGTTGAACGTATTCAACGTATTACTTTATCTGAATTATATAAAATTGCATTAGTACATTTATATACTCAAGGATATGATGGTGAAGCATTAACTAATTTTGAATTACAGTTAACTACTCCATCAATAATATACGAACAAGAGAAAATAGCATTGTGGAAAGAAAAAGTTGATTTAGCTAAATCAATTCAAGATACAAATTTATTACCTTCAGACTTTATCTATCATCAAATATTCCAATTTAGCGAAGATCAATTTGATGAATATCGCGATTTAGTAATTGAAGATAAAAAACGTGTATTCCGCTTAGCCCAAATTGAAAATGAAGGTAACGATCCAGCTAAAACTGGTAAATCATATGGTACACCACATGATCTTGCCTCATTATATGGTAAAGGTAGAGCAGGAATGGATGTTGATGGTCCTGTACCTCCGGGATATGATGAAGATCGTCCTGTTGGTCGTCCTAAGGAAAAAGCATCTATTAAAGGTACACAACGTGACCCATTAGGTAAAGATCCATTAGGTAGTATTGAAAACGGTACATTATATACCGCTAATATACCTGATGAAGGTAGTGGCACACCAAAAGCTATGTTTGAATACCAAAGAAATAAGAAATTATTTGAAGGAATGAACATACCTCGTAAGCAACTTGTAACTGATAATCAGGAACCATCATTATTAGACGAGAAAAACATCAAGGACATACAGTAAATACATATTTATAGATAGTGCATACTATTAATTATGAAAATTAAACACAGCAAATTTAAGAATACAGGTATTTTATTCGAGTTGCTCGTAAGACAAATCGCATCGGATACTGTATCGAATAGGGATTCTGCTGCTATCGGATTAGTTAGAAAATATTTTGGCAAATCTGAATTAGCAAAAGAATATAAATTATATCAAGCGTTAATCACACCAAAAAATCTTAGTGAAGCTAAAGCTGAAA